CATAGTCAATCTCCCTTAATAACCATACTGTTGATAAAATGCTTGATCTTCTTCTTCTGTAGTTGTAGCTGAAACTGCATCTACAATAGCTACGAAAGCCTCATAGGGATCGTTTCTAGCTACAGTGAAGTCAACACCACTAGAAGTCTTAATTGATGCTTGTACCTCATCCATAGGGAAAGCAGTGACACAACCAACTGTCTTATAATTATAACCATCTTCTGTATAATTAATATTCCATATTGGTGTGTCTGTATCCCAACCATATATATGTAATGAAGGATTGTTAGTAGCTATTCTCTCGAAGCTATACTGAATGTTAGTAGGATGACCTTTTTTATTTACATAACTATTGTATCTACCATAACCTACTATTTCTTTTGATAAAACTGTCTGCATTTTTTTCTCCAAATTTTGTTATTCGTTAATGTCTTAAAATTAATATAATCTTTGTAGATACATAAGTCAACCCTTAAACAAGGTTTTATTTAATTAATTGTGTTTTTTTTAAAATTAGTTACTATATTAGTTATGTTAAGAGCAAACTTTCCATCACTGTACAAAGGAGGTAGTAGTATGAAATATGGTAAATCTAAGATGGTTAAGCCAAAAGTTAAGAAAATTAAAGTCAAGAAAAAAGGCAAGAAGAATGGAAAATACTAAAGACGTAGAAATTCATGTAACTGGAATATCAATGTTTGGGAAGGCAGAGATAAAAAATGAACACAGTGGAACTACTCAAGAGGATAAAGAAAAAACTGAGGGAACAGAAATCGGCAATAGCCGAGAAGATGATTGAAGGTCGAGAAACTGATTTTCAATCATACCAAAAAGACGTTGGTTTAGCACAGGGTTTAGAAGCCGCTTGTGCTATAATTGACGAAACATTAACCAAAATAGATGAAGAGGATTAACCATGTCTCATCAACATGTCGAGAAGATATACACTGACGAAGAAACAAATGGCACTTGTGCCAAGCATCAGTTGCCTACACCTATGGGTTGGAAAATACTGATACAACCAAATCAAATCAAGCAACAAACTAAGGGTGGCATTATATTGCCTTCTAAGGCTCAAGAGAATGAGGCGTATTTAACTGCTCATGGAGAAGTTGCTGGTATTGGTGAACTTGCATATAGAGAAAGAGGAACTGGAGCTAGTTGGCGTATAAGTAATAAGCCAAAAGTTGGCGATAGAGTAACCTATGGAAAATATGCTGGTCAAAAACTAGTAATAAATGGTGTGAGATTTCTTTTACTAAACGATGACGAGATTACATCAATCTTGCCAGAGGGTGTAGAAGTAACTGCCTATTTATAAATGCAATAACTTGGAGTAGCGAACATGGAAGACCAAGAAAATAATCCTGTAATTCAGGAAATAGAAAAAGAGATCGAAGAAACTAAGCGTAAAGCTAGTGAAGAAAACTTTGAAATCGAAATAACAGAAGAAAAAGAAGAAAAAGAAGCTCCCAAAGAGGAAGCCACTGAAGTCAAAGAGCCAAAAGAGACTCCAGAGGAATATGGGAAAAGAGTCCAAAGAAGGATGGACAAAATAAATGCACAAAAAAATAGAGCAGAAAAAGAAACTTTAGCTTTGCAAGAGCAAAATGCTCAAATGCAAAAAAGACTAGAACGTCTAGAGCAAGAAAATGCCCAAAGAAATCAAAGTGTGGCTCAAAACGATTTTGCTCAAAGATACGATCTAACTAAAAAAGCACTAACTAAAGCAGTTGAAGAAGGCGATACTGAAGCTCAAGTGAACTTTTCAGAGCAATTAGCTGATATGAGAGCTTCTATAAGGGTAGGTGAGTTGCAAAAGAATATGCAAAACAACCAACCTAAAACGCCTACAGAACCACAACAAAGGCAAAGAGTAGAAGAGCCAACCCCAGAATTAGCAACTCAATGGTGGAAAGCAAATGATTGGTTTAATCAAAAAGGCTACGAAAGAGAAAGTGCGGCTGCCAGAGCAATTGATGTTCAATTAGACATTGAAGGCTTTGATAAAAATTCTTCAGAATATTATGAAAATTTAAATAGTCGTTTACAAAAGGTTTTCCCAGAGTTAATATCTAATGTAGATGTTGCTGAAAGTAAGCCCAGAGCAAAAAGCAGTAAGATAGTAACGCCTTCTGCGGGTGGCTCAAGCTACAAAAGCAATAGAGTGCGAATGACACAAGACCAACTTAGGATGGCTAGGGAACTTGGAATTAATGATGAGGCAAGTCTTAAAAAATACGCTTCAGAAATACAAAAAAGTCAAAGGAGCTAGATATGACTGAGAAGAGAAATGTTAGAGCACAAGAAGCAAGAGAAAATGTTCGTGATGAAGAGAGTAGACCTCAAACTTCATGGACACCCCCAGCGTTATTAGATGCACCAGAGCCAAGACCTGGATTTGTACAACGATGGGTAGCTACGTCAATACAGGGAAAGGACACACCTGATAACGTATACAAACGTATGCGAGAAGGGTGGGAAGCTAGACCTGCTAATACTGTGAAGAATCAGTTGTTTCCGACTATTAATCATGGACAATGGGAAGGTTGTATAGGAATTGAAGGTATGCTTCTATGCGAAATGCCACAAGAAAAACATCGTCAGATGAAGGAGTACTATGGCACTAAGAGTGTAGAGCAAAACCAATCACTTTCTGGCGATCTTGATGCTTTAGGGCAAAAGACTGGACAACAAATCTATCAAGAGAGGAAGAGTTCAGTCAGTGGTGGCAGACAGTTGTCTGCTATGGAAGATTAACTTTTAAAACTAGGAGAGAAAAATGGCAAACGTAGACGCCGCTTTTGGGTTAACACCTACTCGTCATCTTAGTGGTAATGGTTACTCTCGTGCAAACGTATATACCATAACTTCAGGTTTAGCTGAGAACATCTTTACAGGAGATGTAGTTATAATTACTGCAGATGGAGTGTTAACACCTCATACTGCGACTGAAGTTAATAATATAGGCGTATTTGCTGGAGTATCTTATACTGCTACAGATGGATCATATGTATATTCACAATACTGGCCGACTGGTACAGTAGCAACGAATATCAAGGCATATGTATATGACGATCCATATACTGTGTTTAAGGCTCAATCAGCAGGAACTACTGCACAGACAAACATAGGTAACTGTTGTGACCTTGTTGCTGGTGCTGGTTCTACAACCACTGGACAATCTGGATTTGAATTATCAGGCACTATGGCGGCAGGAACTGCTTCTTGCAAAATCATAGGTCTTTATGAATCACCAGATAATGCCTTTGGTGCAAATGCAATAATGGAAGTTCTTATCAATGAGCACTTGCTCAAAGATAGTGCTGGAATATAGGGAGATTTAAACAATGGCAATGAATAGAGCACAATTTGCAAAAATGCTTGAGCCTGGTTTAAACACCTTGTTCGGGTTAGAGTATGATAGTTATCCACCAGAGTATGCTTCAGTATTTGAAAGCAATACATCTCAAAAAGCATTTGAGGAAGACGTATTGTTGACAGGTTTTGGTGCGGCTCCAACTAAAAATGAGGGTGCTGGAATCAGTTACGATTCAGCTTCTCAACAGTGGACTGCTAGATATCAACATGAAACAGTAGCATTAGCTTTCTCTGTTACAGAAGAAGCTGAAGAAGATGGACTATATGGTTCATTGGCTTCAAGATATACAAAAGCGTTAGCGAGATCAATGGCAACAACCAAAGAGATCAAAGCCGCAAATGTCTTAAATCAAGCTACAACAACTGCAGGTGGAGATGGAGTATCATTATTAAGTACTGCACATCCAACTCAAAATGGAAACCAGAGTAATACTTTGGCTACTGCGGCAGATTTATCTGAAACTTCATTAGAAAGTATCTTGATAAATATTGCTGATATGAAAGATGATCGTGGTCTTAGGATCGCCGCACAAGGAACAATGTTAATTATTCCTACTGCATATACTTTCGTAGCTGAGAGATTACTTGAAAGTCAATTAAGAACTGGCACTGCAGATAATGACTTAAACGCTATCAAGTCAGGTGGTTACTTACCTCAAGGATACCATGTGATGAGACGTTTAACAGATTCTGATCAGTTCTTCATCAAGACAGATGTACCAGATGGTCTTAAAATGTTCCAAAGAAGTCCTATGAAAAAAGGCATGGAAGGTGATTTTGAGACTGGAAATGTACGCTACAAAGTAAGAGAAAGATATTCTTTTGGTTTTACTGATTGGCGTGGTATTTTTGGCACAGAAGGTGCCGCATAAAAAACTAAGATGGGAGAGGGGATAACTCCTCTCCTAAACATAACCCTTGACTGCGAAAGCAGACAGTTGCCAAGACAAGGAGATTGACATGGCTAAATCGACTTTTTCAGGACCCGTAGTATCCAATAATGGTTTTATATCTGCTGGTTCTAATAATATTAAAAACATTACTGCAGAAACAACTTTAACATTTAATGATCATGCTGGTCGTATTATAGAAGTCAATGATGCAGATGGTGCAATAACATTACCTTCTATCGTATCTGCAGAATTAGGTGCAAAATATACATTCTTTATAGGCACAGATGCAACAGACTTAGATATCAAAACTGATGGAACTGACAAATATGTTGGATCAGTCAGAGTTAGAGGAACGGCTGGAGCAACAACTACCTTTATTCCAGGAGCTACAAATGATGTAATATCATTAAATGGTGGCACACAAGGTGGTGACAAAAATTCATATGTTGAGATTACTGCACTTGCAACTGCTGAATATCTAGTGCAAGGCGTATTGGTTGGTTCTGGAACAACATCTACCCCTTTTGCTGATAGTTAATAGGAGGTATTAATGGCTGATATAGTTTCGGTTAAAAAACAATCAGACAACGTAAGAGAAGCAGTATTTCAATTTAACTATCAATATGTAGATGGTGGCAATGAATCTGCAGTGCAGAAGATTGATGCCTCAACACTTGATGTAAATTCTAATGGTGATGCTTGTACGGGTCTAAAAATACTAGATTGTAATTTTAATGTTGCAGGAATGACTGTTCAAGTCCTCAAAGATGGAGACAGTCAAGACCCAATAATGTTAAATCTTACAGAAGATCAAAGTGGTAATTTTGATTTTAAAGAAACTGGTGGCTTGCCTTCAACTACTGAATTAACAGAAGCAACTCGAACATATGCAGTTACTGTTGTTAATTCTGGTGGTAATAAATTTGCTTTGGGTGGCTCTACAAATCCAGCAATTAATTTATTGAAAAATCATACATATATATTTGATCAATCAGACAATACTAATAGTGGACACCCTTTAAGGTTTTCAACAACTGCAAATGGTACTCATGGTGGTGGTGCAGAATACACAACAGGTGTAACAGTAACAGGAACTCCTGGTAGTTCTGGAGCAAAAACAACTATTGTTACAACTGCAGATACACCAGATTTGTTTTATTATTGCACAAATCATAGTGGAATGGGTAATTCTTCATCTTTAGTAAACCCTACTGGTGATGTTTTATTTACCACAACTGGAGCTGCGGCAAATGATTCTTACCAAATAGTTATGAGATTGAAGAAGAATTATAAGGTGCAGTAATGGCTACTTCTGAAACAGTCGCTTTTAGACCTAATATAGAAGAAATAATAACTGAGGCTTATGAAAGATGTGGTCTTGATATTCAGACAAGAACTGGAGATCAAGCCATATCTGCTAGGCGTAGTCTCAACTTATTGTTCTCTGAATGGGCAAATCGTGGCATAAATTATTGGGCAGTATCACAAAATACTCTTGATCTTGCAGCGGGTACGAGTTCTTACAACCTTCCTGCAGGAGTTTTAGACTTTTTAGATGTTGTAATCTACAATTCAGCAGATGCAACAAGAACAGATACTATACTCAATAGAGTTACGATAGCTGAATATAATCAAATACCTAACAAGACAAATACTGGAAGACCTAATCAGTATATGATAGATAGAGGCAGACAAACTGGCTCTAACAATATTTA